TCGCTCGCGCACCGTGCCACAAGAGTCGCCGTGCCAGTGGACTCGTCGTAGGTGAACAGCCCGATGCGGGCGAGCGTCAAACCCGACGCCGCCGTGCCGCCGGACAACACTGTGACCTGTGAAACCGTGACCGTCGTCAGTGGAGTGAAAAACGAATAGATCGTGTTCCCGCTGGTTATTGCAAGAAACGAAATGGCCATTCGCGGGAACGTCTCGACGGCGGCCGTCGGCATGGAAAGCCGGGCGTGAAGAGCTGCGGCCGTCACCACGTTGCTGCTCAGCCTCGCATCCGCGAGCGTGCCTTGCGTCAGGTCGCTCGCTGATTTGCTGTCGACGTTGGCCATCACGCCCGCGCCGTTCTTGATGTACAACGCACCGGCCGTCGCATCGAACGCAGGCTCACCCGTGACGAAATCCGCCGCAGACGGAACGCCAGTGCCCTGCCGAATCTGGATCTTGTTTCCGCGAGGCATCAGTACGTTCCGCCGTTGATGTCCGAATTTGGATCGAGGTAGTCGGTGCCAGCCGTCGCCGCCGCGTAGCCCGTGCCATTGCCCTTGAGCAAGCCCGTCACCGCAGCCGTCAATCCCAGCCCGCCGTAACCGACCGCGATGGCCGTGCCTTGCCAGACACCCGTCGCAATCGTGCCGACGCTCGTCAGGCTCGACGCAGTGACTCCGCTTCCAAGAGTCGAGCTAGACAATACGGACGCACCGTTGACGTAGTACGCTTTGCCGCTGGCGACGTTGATATGCTCGCTGCTCGTCCACGCGTCTGTGGCGTCAACCCAGTTCAGCGTCTTGTCGGTGGCGCCCTTGAGCGTGATGCCGCCGCCGTCTGCCGTCGAGTCGCTCGGCGTTGCCACGTCGCCAAGAACGATGTTCTTGTCATCCACGCTCAACGTGGTGGAGTTCAGGATGGTTTGCGTGCCATTGACCGTCAGGTCTCCGGTAATCGTCAGGTTGCTGGAAATCGTGCCGCCAGTGAGCGGCAGATAGCTGGCAAGCTGCGACGATGTCGCGTAGCTGCCCGGCCCGGCAATCGCGACTACCGAGGCACCGCCGCCCGAGCCTTGCCCGATGTACAAAATCTGGTCGACCTCCGACCACGCAAGCTCCGACTGAGCCAGGCTCGACGGCGCACCACTCGCACCGCCCAACGCACGCCGCTTGACCCGCAATGTATTTGCCATGATTGTCTCCGGTTATTGTTTCACCAGTTGCCGCCGTCGACGATGTCAACGTCCGGGTAATCTCGCCACTTGCCATTCGCGTATCGCAGAACGTCGCCCGTCGATGCCTGCGTGATTTCAACGTCGATAAGAGCCGACAGTGAGCCGTCACCGGCCAGACCGGACGGCCCGGTAGCACCTTGCGGCCCGACGCCGCCGCTGACGCTGGCTGACACAGTCGACGAACCCACCGTGGCCGTGACCGTGGAACCGGAGACGGTGGCCGTGATCGGGCTGCTGTTGACGGTTGCGGTGGTCGTCACCCGACTACCTCCACAAGGCCCTGCAACGCCGTACGCCGCACGCTGCCGGGTGCATCCCACTCAAGACGCCAGCCATACGTCCCGACCGGCAGAGCGGCTGTCTGCTGCTCTGTGAGTGCGATGTTCACGATGCCAGCCGCTGCGTTGGTCAGCGTGGTCTGGAACGCCGCCACAGTGCTGCCGGTGACGAGCGACGTGATGACGGCCGACACCGTGTAGCCGGTCATCGTCGTAGGCGAGAAGTCGATGGTCGTGCCAAGCTCGTCGCCACGCCGCAGCGAGAGGCCAAGCTGGCCGGGCAGTTGTGAATATGTCGGCATTACGTGTAGCTCCCCCAGGAGACGCTGTCGAGCAGAGCCTTCACGCCGAAGGGAACCTCGACGGCGGCTACGCTGTCCGCCGCCGTCCTGCGGTCGTACCAGTTTCCGGTCAGCATCAGCATCGCGTGCTTGATACGTGTGGGCACGGCTTGCCCGTCAACGCCGTAGCCCGCCCACCATGTCACCGTCACCGAGCCGGGATCGTCGAGGTTGCTCGGCCACGTTCCGCCGTAGAGGTTGCGAAGCACGCCAGGCGTAGAGTCGGCGTCGACCCGGTACGCGTTCGCAGGCAGCGTCGCCGCCTGGCCGGTCTGGTTGACGGTGTAACTCAAGACAACGGGCGTCTCGCCCGACGGTGCAATCATCGGCGGTCGCGGTAGCTCGATCTCAAGCGGGAACTGGTCGAGCCGCATCTGCCACTGCGTCTTGACGAGAGTGCGGTCGAGGTAGTCTTCCACCCACTCACGCGATGCCGACACAAGCGACATGAGGTACGGCCCGTCATCGTCGGAATCGACGCGGCAATGCGCCTTCGCTTCTGCGAGCGAGACCGGCTCGACCACCGGAACGGTGATCCGCTTGAGGCTGCGAAATCTCATTCGGTCCGCTTTTTCTTTTTGGGATTGACGTCTGCCGACTCGACCTCGTTGTCGAGCGATGCCGTTTCCAAGAGTTGGGGCTGGAGGTCACGCGTGGCGTAGTCCCAGGCCAGGAGCCTCACCGCCAGCCCGTTGTCTACCTCCACCGACTCGCCCGCCTTGTATGCCCCGTAGGGCCGCTTCATTTTGATTTTCACGATGGGGTGATACTCCATGCAGTTTCGGGTGCCCTGTTCTCCTTCATCCAATCGCCCGTGTATTGGAAAACCGGCTTGCCGAGATCGCGGCCCGGCCAGGTCACGACGTACTCGCCGTGCCCGATTGACACTCGCGGGGTCACGAAAATCTTGTTGCCAGAATCTCGCCACGTTCGCCAGAAGCCGATGTCAGCGTCCACGCGGCCGTCGCCGTAGCTGCCCTGTGGGTCTGGCCGTTCGTAAAACCACGGCTTCTTCATTCGCTTCAGGGCCGCCGTCGAAATGATCGTGCAGCCGAAATGAGCGGAGTCCACTTGCTGAACAGGCTCAGCAAACCACGACGCTGGCAGCGTGCTGGCACCGCCCTCGGGCGGATTGTCGAGCGTGCCCAGCAGCGTGAGCATCGGCCGCCCGTCTTCCCGTTTCACTTGCAGGGGCGCGAGTGCGTCGCACTGAAACGCCAGAGCCATGGCAAACAGCTGCTCAATGTCCTGCCGGGAGACGAACGTGTCGTAGTCGAGCGTAATGATGTACTCGCACTGGTCGACGAATTGTTCCATCATCCGCGTCAAGACCTGGCTCCAGAACGCACCCTGGCCGAGCGTGGGCCGGATGCCGAGCGGCATGAGGGCCTGTGCCCAGCCGAACAGGTTGGCCAACGGGCCGAACCTCGGGCCAGACAGAATCGCTTCCGCACGGATCTCGACCTCGGTGCCGCCGACCTTGATAAGCACAGGCAACCTCCAAAAGAAAACGGGCGGCTCTCGCGTGAGAGCCGCCCGCTCATGTTCGCAGTGAGGTCAAGCGTCAGCCTGAGACAACTACGCTCGCACCCTTCTCGCTGGCGTTGCTAGGGCCGTTCTCTGCCTTCGACAGACGCACGACCGAGGCCACGCCACCCGACGCCTGGAGCGTCGAGGCGACGTTGAGGTATCGCTTCTTGCCGCGAAGGTCGACGTCGAACCGCACGACCGTCGTGTCGACCGTGTTCGCGGGGGTCGGGATCGTGAAATCCGTCCCGCCCACGAACCCCGAGAGGCTCGCGAACGAACCGTCGGTGTCGCTGGATTCCAGCCGCAGCACTGTGGCGACCGCCGAGGCAGTGCCGCCCGCCGCGACAGGCTCAAACGCCACGTCGATAGAGGCGTGGTTGAAGCCACGGCAGTCGATGGAGTGAGCAATGCTCGCACCGTCGACGACCTTCGCAACGGTCTTGGTATTTTCAACGTGATTCATCGGTCAAGGTTCTCCGAGAGAGGGTGTGGTGGATCAACCGAACTTGAGGGCGACCAGCGGACCGGCCTTCGTGGTGGAGCCGAGGTCGTGCACGACCATCGCGTTGCGGGTCGTGGCGAACGTGAGGGTCTGGTCGAACTCGATGTACCGCTCGGAAGCGGTGCGGATGCTGACCGCTCGCCGCTCGCCGAACGTCGCGGCCTGCGAAAGGTCGCCGAACAGGACGCCCACGTTGCCCGTGCTGGACGAGAGCGAGGAGTGCATCGAGTGCACCAGCCGCACCGGATATCCGAGGAACCGCTCCCCGAAACCGGCAGCGACGTCGCTGGTGCTGTTCCCGCCGGGGCCAGAGGCACCGCCGGGGAGCATCGCCAGACGCAGCATCGCGGAACCCCACCCGGCGGGGCTGACGTAGAAAGCAGCCTGACGGCGAGCGTAGAGAGGCAACCTGGCGA